CCTCGCGCTCATAGGTCGGCGGGAGGAGGCCGGAGACGTCGGTCGACGGCGACTCGACGAGCGCCGCCTCGAGGACGCGAGCGGCGTCGGCGTTGCCATGCTGTGCCTCGATGAGGTAGCGGACGAACTCGCCGGCGGAGAGCTCGCGCGGCGAAGGGGAGCGCTCGGCGCGGATGACTGGCGCCGCGGATGCTGCGGACATGGTCCCTCCTTCGGGGTCGCCGGCGGCGCCGGCATCGTCGGGGAGCTCGAGCTCCTCTTGGTCGGGGTGCGTCTCGGCGGCGGCCGGCGGCTCCTCGTCGTCGTCGGGTTCGCCGGCCTCGTCGGGCTCCGGCTCGGCCGGCTCGGCCGGCTCGGCCTGCTCGGGCTCCGGCTCGCCGTCGGCCTGCTCGGCGGCGACGCGCGTAACGGCCGCCGACTCGAAGGCGCCGAGCGCCAGGAGCGAGGTCTCGAGGACGAGCGCGGCCTCGACGTCGACGACGCCGTCCCTCGCGATCGAGGAGCGGACGACCTCGGCGCCGATCGAGAGCGAGCCGCGCGAGCCGGAGGCCGCCTGCGTGAGCGCCTCGTCGCCGTCGGCGGTCGCGTCGACGCGGAAGCGGCCGAGCGCGCCGGTCGGCCCGTCGACGAGCTCGGCGAGGACGCCGATCGGCCGGCTCCGGTCGTGGTCGACCAGGAGCGGCGTCCGCTTGCCCAGCCGGACCGAGCCGGCCTTGAAGCGGTACTCGCGGCCGGCGATGACGCCGACCTCGCCATAGGGGACGACGACTCCCTCGATCGTCCTCTCGTTGAGGTCGGCGAGGAGGACCTCGCGCTCGAATCGCAGCATGGCTACACCTTCCCAGGGGTGAGGTCCGGCGGAGTGTCGGACGTGGACGGGATGCCGAGCATGGAACGCGCCTCGGCGCGGTCGACGATGCCGGCGTCGAGGAGCGCGATCGCGTAGTCGGCCGCGGCCTTCGGGTCGGCGCGCTGGAACGTCTGGACGTCGAACGCGACCGACTGGCCGCGGGGGAGGACGTCGGTGAGCGTCGCGTCGAGGACGGCGAGATGCGGGCCGACCGAGGTAACCGAGAGGAGCGCGAGCTGCTGCTCGAGGTTCGAGTAGAGCATCGCCGACGCGCCGCCGGACGGCGAGGCGCCGATCATCGCGACCGGGACGGAGAAGAGACGCGAGACCTCGGTCGCGACATTGTGACGCGCCTCGATCAGTTGAAGGTCGGCCGGCGAGAGGTTCTCGCGCGTATAGGTGAAGCCGTCCAGGATCGCGATCCCATGCTCGCGCCGCATCGCCTCGAACGCGACGAGGATCGCCTCGAGCTCGTCGTCGCCGAGGTCGACGTCGCCGCGGTCGTTCTTGAGCACGCCGGCCGGAAGGTCGACGGAGGCGAGTTGGCGCGCCTTCTCCTCGAGCGCGATCGCGCCGGCCAGGAGGCGAGCTCCGGTCGAGAGGACGCCGGGATTGACGCCGTCGAAGCGGATCACGTCGTCGATCGGGACGACGCCGTCGAGGCCGGCGATCCGGTAGCCGGTGAGCGTCGCGTAGGAGCCGCCGCTCGAGCGCGTCTCCGGGAGGACGTCGCCGAACGGCGTCCAGCGGGCACGCCGGACGAAGCCTTCCGAGTCGCGCTCGAGCACGCGCCAGTAGGCGCGGCCGTGGAAGAGAAGGTCGTCGACGGTGCCGGCGATCGTGACCGGCCAGATGGTCGAGGGGTCCGGCTTTGTGAGGAGCCAGTCGGGCTCGAGCCGCTCGTCGCCGCGGTAACGGTAGGTCTTGAGTTGCGCGATGGTGCCGACGATGAGGCCGCGGCAGGCGGTGACGCTCGGGATGGTGAGCGCGAGCTCGCGGCCGACGCCTTCGGACAACCAGGAGACCTCGGCGACCTCGAGCGCCGTCCCGGACCGCAGGACAGGGAGGCGCGGCGGCCGCCGCTCGGCTTCGACGGGAGCTCGCCGGCCGAGCCTCATGCGAGCCGTCCGTTCGCGATGTAGTCGAGGACGACGACGACGGCGATCGCGACGAGCGCCAGGTCGGACAGCGTGATCGTGATGTTGACGCCGCCGATCTTCATTCCCTTCGAGGATGCCGAGCTCGAGCCCGGAGCGCCATCGGCCGTTCGGCCTATGCCGACGGGACGATGATCCGCGGCCGGCGCCGGCGTCCGGGCCGGAGCTCGGCGCCGATCGCCCAGACGGCCGCGCGAGCGAGGAAGATCGGGCCGGGCGAGCGGCGCGTAGAGAGGGTCGTTCCGACGTCGGGGATCGTGACCGGCGTCGCCGTGAGTATTTGGCGGGTGAGCTCCTCGTCGCCGTCGTGGCGGAGCCGGCCGTCGACGATCGCGGCGAGCGTCGGCCCGTAGCCGGCGCGCTGCTCGAGCGTGCCGACCTTCGTCGAGGAGGCGACGCGGAGCGACGCGACGTGCCGCTCGAACGAGGCCGGGTAGAGGAGCGAGAGGCCTCGCCTGCCGGCGACGAGCTCCTCGAGCGCCGTCCAGAGAGCGCGGCGCGATGTGAAGGCGCGACCGGAGACGACGACGTCGTCGCCGACGAGGATCGCGAGGACGTAGCCGCAGGCTCCCGGTTGGCCGTCGCGATCGTTGACGGCGATCGTGCCTCCCTGCTCGGGGAGGTCGAGCGGGAGCTCGGCGAGCTCGGCCGCCTGCCATTGGCCGGCGCCGATCCAGGACCGCGCGGCGAGTACCCATTGGTTGAGGTACTGGCGGCGCCAGTCGGCCTCGGAGCTCGTCGCGTGCGCGTGCTCGAGCGCCTCGAGCCGTCCCGGCGTCCAGTGCGGCGAGGCGAGCCGCCAGGCCTCGCGGTCGTCCGGGTAGGCCTCCGGCGGCGCCGACCATTCCAGGAGGAGGATGCGCGCCTCGTCGGGCTCGGCGAGTTGCGCGATCGCGGCGTCGCGGTCCTCGATGAGGAGCGTCGAGCCGCCGTCGCCGGCCGTGGAGACGAGGACGAGTTGCGGCGAGCGCCGCTCGAGCATGGTCGGCGCGATCGAGCCGTCGACGACGTCGCGGCCGACGCGCCAGGCCTCGTCGACGAAGGCCAGGCAGACGCTCGAGCCGACGCCGCCGTCCAGCGTCGACGCGGCGAGCCGCCAGGCGGAGCCGTCGACGAGCTCGATCGCCTCCTGGCCGTTCGAGCGGCGGACGGTGACGCCGAGCGTCTCCTCGAGCGTGCGGGCCGCCGGCGTCCAGATGCGCTGCGCGGTCGTGCGCAGGTTGGCGACGTGCAGAACTTCTTGCGGCTCGCCGAACAGGTCGGAGGCTCCGACGCGCCAGCCGCAGAGGCCGCGCGAGAGGATGCTCTTTCCAGACTGGCGTGAGACGGTGATGATGACGCGCCGCCAGCGGAGCGAGCCGTCCTCGCGATGCTCGAGGATGCGCTCGAGCGCGTAGCGTTGCCAGGGCCGGAGGTCGTCTCGGAGGTAGCGCTCGATCCAGCCGGCCGCCTCGGCGCCATAGGAGCCGACGACGTCCGAAGGTCGGGCCGTCTCGAGGCGAGGCGGGACGAGCTCGACCGTTTCGCCTGCTATCCGGCCGTTTCCGGGGGAGATGATGTTTGGAGACTGGCGCCGGGTCGCGACGCGCTTGAAAGATCGGCCGGAGCGCGACGTCTCGAGCGCAGCGAGCTCGAGCTCGTCGAGGAGCGAGGGCTGACCGTCGAGCGAGTGATCGGCGCGCGAGCGTCGAGGCGGCTCGTACTGGCGAGGACGAGCCGGCTCCGGATCGCGGAGCTCGACGGCCGGGACGACGGGAGGACGAGGCGCGCCGAGTCGGCGGGTGTGGTTGCCTCGCCTCGAGTTACAGCCGTAGTGAACGAGGCGGAGCTCATCGACGGGAGGCAGGAGGTCGCCGCCCGCATGACGAGGGACGACGTGGTCGACGCTCGCCGAGGCCGGCGAGCGAGCCGGCGCGTCGAAGTCGATCGGGCCGCCGCATAACTCGCAGAGGTCGGAGCTCCGACCTCGGAGCTCCGGCATGAGGCGAGCGACGTGATCGCGCCAGCGTCGAGACCGGATCGAGGAGGCCATGCTCGAGGACGGTAGCGCGAGGCGCCGACGTCGCCTGACGCCGGCGCCTCCGCCTCGAGGCCGTCGCCTCGGAAGGGGAGCGTAACCGCGAGCGTCGAGCGCAGGAGTCGCCATCCGACCGACTCAGGTCGGGACGTGATCTTGAGACCTTGGCCCTGCCATGAGGGCAGGGCCGGTCTCGGAGGGGGGTCTGGGGGGAGGGGCCGCCTCGGCCCGGAACGACGCAGGCCGGAGCTCGCCTCCTCCCGGAGCGCAGACGAGAACCTATGACGTCGACTCGCTCGAGGACCGGGCCCGGTCCGATCGAGCGGTCGAGTGATGTGACGGCCTGGCGCCGGGATGAGCTCGAGCGCCAGGCCGCCGGTCGCCGACTAGGGTCGTCGCGGAGAGGAACCTCCGGAGCCGGCGAGGCCGTAGAGGACGACGAGCCAGTCGGCCTCGCGCTCGGCGCGCAGCGCCTCGCGAGTCTCGATCGGAATCGTCCTCAGACTGAGGTCGTCGACGAGGAGCTCCTCCGCCTGGACGAGCGCGACGTCGAGCGGCGCCGTGACGCCTTCGAGCTCGATCCGGAGCGCCGCGCGATAGAGCGCGCGGAGCTCGGCGAGCGCCAGCTCGAGCGCCTCGAGGTCGTCGACGTCGTCGACGCGAGGCCGGCCTCGAGCGATCCGCCGGCGGACGTCGGCGAGGTCGCGCTGCAGCGAGTCGAAGCCGCTCGCGAAGATCGTCGCCGTCCCGAACGCGAGCCGATCGCGAGCGCCGGCCGACTCGTCGACGTCATCCGGCCGACACTCGAAGGCGCTCATGCGGCGATCGTCTCCGCGCTGCGCGCCATGCCGAGGAGGACGTCGCGGAAGGCCTCGGGCGTGCGGCTCGCCTCGGTCGGCCGGACGCGGCGCGTCTCGTCGGTGCCGGTGCGATGCAGGAAGCCAGAGACGATCGCGTCGGCCTCGGCCGGCCGCCAGTCCAGCGCCGGTAGATCGACGCCGGTCGCGAAGAGCCAAGTCCGCTTACGAGCTCGGTGCCCATACCGACCTTGGTCGACCTCCGTGACCCAGGCATCGGGCTCGTCCAGGCAGGCCGTCCAGTAGCCGCGAGTCGGCCGCGGCAGGCCGTAGCGCCGCCAGGCGAGCGAGCCGGCGGGATGCTCGAGCACGCCGCCCCAGGCTCGGACGACCTCGAGCGCGTAGGCGAAGCAGCCGCCGTCATCGCCGAGCTCGTAGCCAGGCAGGCGGCGCCGGTTGATATAGGCGAGCGGCGACCAACGGGCGCAGGGAGGATGAGCGACGACCGGCCAAGGTCCCTCATAGGAGCGCGCGTCGCGCCGCTCGTCCCAGGGGTCGACGTCGTCGAGGCCGAAGTAGGCGCCGCCGTGCTCGACGAAGAGAGCCGCGATCATGCGGCGCGCCGGCGGCGCCGGCCGGACGGGAGCTCGAGCTCGAGCGCGAGTTGTTCGGGCTCGACGTGGCGGCGGGCGTGCTCGAAGCCGAGCTCGGTCGCCGCCTGCTCCGACTTCGTCCAGCCGTCGCCGATCGGACCGCAGAAGTCGCAGAAGGCGCGCCAGGCCCAGGGATGCGACGGCGATCGCCGTCGACGGTGCAGCCGCGTAACCCGCTCGGAGGCCGTTAGATCGGCTCCTGTGAGCGCGGATCGAGCGATTCGAGCTCATCTTGGCCGGCGAGCGTGAGCGCGAGCGCTGCGAGCGCGTGAGAGGCCGCTAGAGACGTCGACCATTCGCGGTTCTTCGAGAGGCGGCCGAGCAGGCCTTGAGCGACGAGTTGGAGATGCTGGTCGGGATCGTTCTCCTCGATCCGGGCGAGCTCCTCCTCCTGGCGCTCGACGCGCTCGAGGAGCTCGGAGGCGCGGAGCGCGTGCCAGGCGCGGAGCTCGCCGAACGTGCGGACGTCCGGGAGGCGCGTCATAGCGGAGCTCCTCGCCGGCGCGCCTCGGTGACGGCCGCCGTCATGTTCGGGACGTCGAGGCGCGCCAGGATGCCGGCGCGGATCGCGCGGACGGTCCCTTCGGCGATCCGGAGCTCGCTCGCCGACTCCTTGACCGAGGCGCCTCGAGCGGCCGAGCGGAGGACGTCGAACATGCGCGGCGTGAGCTCGCGGCTCGCGGCGATCGCGTAGGAGCTCATCCGGCGACCCTCGAGAGGACCCAGTCATTGTCGGTCCACCAGCGCTCCGGGATCTTCTCCGGGACGCCGTCCGGCCGCTCGGCCTCGACGGCGCCGGCGGCGCGCCAGTCGGACCAATCGCGCTCCGGGCTCGTCGTGCCCTTCTTCTTGGCGATCTTGGCGACCTCGACTTGGTAGTCCCAGGCCCATTGAGGAATGTCATCCGGCGCGGCGTCGGGCCGGTCGGCCTTGTCGCGGTCGGTCGTCTCGTACCAGTCGAGCCACGGCCAGAGCCAGGCGGGCGGCTTCATGTAGTCGTCTCCTCCTCCTCCTCCGCCGGCCCAGGCTCGAGCCTCGGCGAGGACGTCGTCCATCGGGAAACCGGAGCCGGGGTCGGAGTGGTTGCCTCCCCAGGAGCCAAGGTCGGAGTGTCGGCAGACGCCGCGGCCGGAGCCTTGAGCCTGCGAGGGAGTTAGCTTCGTGATCGGGACGCCGGTCGCCTTCGACTCCTCGGCGATCCAGCGGGCGAGGTTCTCGAGCATGTTCGGGTGCCGGTCCCATTCCGCCGGCGACCAGGCGGCGAAGGCGCATAGCTCGGCCTGGACGGCGACCGGGTTCGCGTTCGAGGCCGTCCAGGCCTTCGAGCCGCGCTTGACGTACTCGCCGACGGTGCCGGCCTTGTCGTCGACGCCGACATGGCTCGAGACCTCGCTCGACGGGTTGGCGAAGAACGAGCCGAGCGACTCGATCGTCGTCGCGCCTTCGGCCGTATGGACGACGATGAGCCGGACGCCGGCGCCGCCGCGGCTCGAGTAGTTAGGCGAGGGAATCCAGCGGCGCGCGAGACTCACTCCGGCGTCCTCTCCGGATGCGAGCGCTCCTCGAGCCGGTCGAGACGCTCGAGCGGCGCCTCGTCGACGACGCCGGCCTTCGCGAGCTCGAGCTCGCGCTCGCCTTCGCTCATCGCCGG